GACATCAGTGCCTTCGTAAGACTTCAGGTTTGCAACACCTTGTTGCCTGATACCCGCGAAGGTGAACTCTGTGCCGTTCCTGCCGAGGATCTTGGTCTCCTGAACCTCGTAAAACTCATGCAGGTTCAACAGGTCGATCTGATCCTTCAGCAATCTGTGGACTGACTCCTGGATGCTCTTCTGAGTCTCCCTGGCGCACAGAACCCTGATCGGCTTGCTTGCACCTATCGCAACCAATGCACGAGCAGCAGACCATGACTTGCCTGATCCTCGACCACCGTGAAGGATCTTGTATCGCTTCGGCTGAAACAACGGAAGCAACTTACTCGGAATCTCGACCTTCTGCCTCAACTCCGACCACCTCTAAGATTGCTGCTGTTTTGATTGGCTCACCATCAATGCCTGAATGCTCGACAACGTGCTTCTCTTTCCACCCGGCCCTTGTCTTGAGCCAGAAGATCATCGCTGTTGTGTTGCCTGCTTTGGCCTGCTGGAACAGCGTCTGAGCAACTGCGGCATTAGCCTCCATCCGCCCATCTGTCAGCTCCTTCTTGTAGTGCTTGGTGAGTGTGTCGTGGTCAATCTCTAGCTTGTCTGCAATATCGGTATAGCGCACCCCGACAGCAGATAGCGTCTTGACTAGCCGACGATCCTCGTCTGTTGGTTTATGCCGCTTGCCTTGCATTTTTTATATCCGAAAGTTGACTAAATGTTTCACCGGTAGCCTCTAGCGTAGCTTGCTTGCCGGTGAAGTCTTGCCAGCGTTTTACGATTAAATCTGTGTAGAAAGGACTTAGTTCAGTCCCGCACGCAGCTCTGCCATTCTTTTCTGCGGCGATGAGTGTTGATCCGCTTCCCATGAATGGGTCAAACACAATATCACCGTTATCCGTGTAAGCTTTGATAAAGAATTCTGCCAATCCTACTGGGTAAGCCGCTGGATGACCTAATGCCTTTGACTGGAATGTTGGCAGTCTGTTACCAGGGTATGCCATCCCTGCTGCAATATCGTTCCCATCAACCGCTGAAACATGGCCTTGTCTTTTGGCTGCGTTTGTATCGCCTGCTCCCTTGCCTTTTGCTTTTGGCACAGCCTTTGATTCATGTTTAACGGCCTCTGGATTAAATTTCCATTCTCCTTTTGTGAAGTGATAGATTGGCTCAAATTGATTTTTAAATCTTCTTGCCACTTGTTGAGGAATGCCAGATCGTTCCCAACAAAACTCATCTGCAAAGTTCCACCCCCAATCTCTTACATGAGCTAACACCAAATCAAAAACATAAAGCTCTCTTTTTAATCCCTCTGCATTTGGTTTGATGTTGCAAAAATATGATCCATCATCGGCTAAATTTGCCATTATGTTTGATGCAACATCCTGATACCAATTTACATATTCATCTGGATGAATAGGTTTGAACTTAGATGAGGTGTCGTATTCTCTTTGCGCCGCATATGGTGGAGATGTAACAACCAAATTGATCGTTCGTTCATTAACAACCTTATCCACATCTGACAAAGACTTGCAATCCCCGCACATCACCCTATGCTTACCGAGCAGCCAGACATCCCCTAGCTTGGTTACCGGATCAATCGGAGCCTCTGGAACCTCATCCTCGTCTGTCAGCCCTTCCGTAACCTCTACCGGCATCAGCGCAGCAATCTCGTCTGCCGAGAATCCTGTCAGGTCTGTGTCGAACCCTAAATCTTTCAGGTCTGAAAGCTCAATCGACAACAGGTTGTCATCCCAACCAGCATTCAGAGCGAGCTTATTATCAGCCAGGATGTAAGCCTTGCGCTGCGTCTCTGACAGATGAGACAGCCTGATAACTGGAACCTGAGTGAGTCCTAACTTACGAGCAGCCATCACCCTGCCGTGTCCAGCAATGATGGTGTTGTCGTCTGAAGTTAATACAGGATTTGTAAACCCGAACTCTCTTATGCTTGCTGCAATCTGAGCGACCTGTGCGTCAGAATGAGTCCGGGCATTGTTGGCATAAGGGATAAGCAACTCAATGCTTACCTGCTCTATCTTTTCCACATCCGACTCCTATCGGGTCATCGGCAACGCTTGTTGATAAGCTCTATTACGCTCTGATCTTTCTCCTGACTCTCAGTCGGAGCGAACAATGCTCTCGTCCTGTTGTCAGTCGTGCTGGGTTCGCACAAATAGTAAACCGCGATACTATTCCGTGTTACCCCAGGTGGACATTTTATCGCATCTGGCAACCCATGCCAACTGCCCCTGGTGTCGAATATCACCGCTCTGTTGAACAGTGGGTCAATGGTCTTAACAAGAGTCTTGCTGTCCTTGTACAGACCCAACCCACCACCCCATTCCGGTTGCCAATCAGGAGTAAGGTAGACGATAAGGTTAAGGCGACGCTGAAGATGTAGCTTCGGATGGATGTTGTAATCGAGGTGAACATTGAGCTTTCCTCCCCTGCCGTGTTGATGCAGACCGCCACCATGCAAGCCTAAGTCTGGAGTAAGTTCGCAATCAACGTATCGCTCCAGAAACTCCGTGAATTGCGGACTTAGCAGATGGTGAAACGTCTCGTACAATGCTGGCCCGAATCTATGCCAGTCATTGCAGGTCTGCTTGATCTCTAAAGGATTGTCATAGCGGAACCAGCAAGGATCATCCTGTGCTGGAAACTCTGCTGCAATGTCGTCTGGTCTGGTGAAGAAGTCATCTATCACGCAATGCCAGAACGGATTGTGATCTGCTACCACTTGACCTTATTTGCCCAGTATGCCGCGCTCATCTTGCCTTTGTCGATGTTCTGATCATGACGCGCTTTGAATGACTCTCTGCGCTTCCTGTCAGCCTCAGACTCGCCCTCTCGCTTCGGACTACCTGACACACCCTGTTGACCAAACCGAATGAGCTTGACCTCTTCACCCGATTTAGCCAACACAGCGTGAGACTTTGTAGGATGACCAGGAGTCCGTTTAGGCTTGTTGTAGCCAGCAAAAGTTTCGCTGCCGCGCTTGATCATTTCTTCGGCAACTTAGGAGCGTTGTTTTTAGCCGGTTTTGGCTTTTTCTTATAATTTGGTTGATTGGTCGTACCCATTAATCTTCCTCCATTAGTTTAGCCATCTTGAGCATGATCTTGTGCTTCTCGGTCATGCCCTTTACAGGACCACCTGACAGCCACCGATCACAGATGTAATCCTCTGTACAGCGGAAATCCCAACGAGCGCAATAACCAATGTCGTCGTCGTCAACGATCTCCTGCATATCCTCCGGCAGACCAGCAATCATGCACTCAATCATCTCTGGTGTCTGGATGAATCTTGCACACTTGCCGCATGAATACTCTTCGTCCTCTGCTTCCATGTAGCCAGCTTTGGACTCGGCTTCAGCCTTGTTTCGGTCGTTAACTTTTGAGTCTTGCGTAGAAATAGGGCATTCCATCACTTCTTCCTCGCTGCTCTCATGTTATCGACCATGTTGGGATAGGGACGGCCAGCAGACTTAGCCATTGCCTTAGCTGATCGCTTCTCACCCTTGGAAAGAGGATCAGGTTTGCCTAGACTTTTCGGACGAGGCTTGTCCCAAATAGCCTTTTTCATTTCTTGCTCGGCATCTTTTTGTATGCCTTTTTCGGTGTTGCCTCGATCATTTCCTTGGCAACCTTTTGCGGGACTCCAGTCTCTTTTGCAACCTTCTTGCTACCGGCTGCTGCATACATCAGACGCTGCTGCTGCTTGCTCGTGATCGGCATGATCAGTCCTCTACGATGTGTTCTGAATGCCCTATCCTACCAATAATCCCAATTCTATCAACAAACTGACAGATGTTGTGGTCAATGTGCTTGTACAAACCATGCTCTATATCGAACGGGTTGCCCGATAGCCACCTTTGCCAATGCTCGTTTCCGATCTTCTCCAGCACAGATTTCAGGTACTGCGCCTGACTGGTTGGGAACCCAAACAACCTAGTCATCAGCATTCCAATCGTGCCAACTTGATCCATGCTGAACCCTGTCCGCAACGGTTGCCGAAATGTGAACTTGTCCCAGTCGTGAGACTCTGGATCGAAGTGATTCGTCAACTGATACCGGCCAGAAATTTTGTAGATCCTGTCGTACCAATATTGCAGATCCATCATCCGCTGCAAACACTCGATCTCAATTGCGTTCTGCACGAAGGCAATCGGTAGACCTGTGTCATGAGCCCTGTCGATCCATTCAGCACCCCAGAACCCTGTTACCTCGACCCTTTTCGGGATATGGTCCAAGAAGCCCTCAGACGGGCGTATACGCGATGTTTCTGATAAGTGGATGGTAGACAGCGGGTAACGATTCCAGACGCTCTCAATCGTTCCTAGTAGCTCCTGAAGCCTTCTCGGATCGTTGTTGATAGCCGATGTGACCAAAATATTCACCAGCGCCCCCTTGTGCTTGCCCACCCTTGTTTCGCAAAGACCTGACCTTTGCCTTGATAGCTTGAGCCAGCAAAGTGATCCGGCAGGAAATAGTGCGAAGGATAGATCGTGATGTCACGGTACTTGTGCTTGTGAATTGTCTCTGTGAGTCTTGCTGGTCCTGTGAACTGCCATGCCATTCTGCCTTCTGGTTTGTCGTCCACTAAGTCTTGAATGATTTGACCGACCAACGGATGTTGTGGCGTGGCTCCAACGATACCGTTTGCGATAAGTCCTGGCCTTGCAATCTCATTTTCCCAACAAGCAAAGACATCCGGCTCTAATAGCCAGTCCTCCAGCGGTCGAACACACTCGGAATCCGCATCCATTGCAATCCCGCCAAACTCGTACAGTATCTCCCACCTCATACAGTCTGCTACACCTGCCTTTTGAGTCTCCCAATAGTGCGCCATGTGTTCCGCTAGTCGCCACCCACGAGTCAGGCTCTGATTTCCCCAGACCTGTATTTCGTATTCTGGATTCATTTTGAGCCATGAATCTACCTCCTGTGGCTGCGGTTTGTCACCGACCCAGACGATATGAATGAGCTTTGGAACCATAAAAAAATCCCCCTGCGATAGGGGGATAACGGGGGGAGGAGAACCCCACCATTATCCCCGAATGATTAGTTTTTTACAAACAGCGGATATGTGTGTTGGATCGCTCCGAGTTTCCTTAACCTGTCGGCTGAAAACTCTACTTTCTGAGTTCTGGGATAACCAGGACCGATCCAGTATCCGTTCTTGCTGAAGTGCGGGACATACATGATGTTTCGATACGTCCAGACTTTTTGTGCTTCTTTCATGCTACGTCCTTAATGAATACACCATTTGGCATCAGGAATCCTTTGCGATCTTTGATTTGATGGTAAGCACCTTCCAGACACTCAACGATGTCCAGATTTGCCAGAGCGCAGAAGTTGATTAGGCAGACCATGACATCACCAACAGCGTCAGCGGTAAGAGCAATGTCTTTCTTTGCAAGACCGTCTGCGAGTTCACCCATCTCTGAGACTGCCTTCAGGAACTGAGCGTTTGCGGTTGAGTTTGGGATGATTTGCCGGTCACGGCTCCATTGAATGATTTTGCTGTGGAGTTCATCGAAAGACATTCTTTGCATGGTCACTCTCCAGAATCAGTTTGATGGTATTGGACAAGAGTCTCGATTCCGTTTGAATATCGACGAGCAGTTTGAGTGACTCTTGGCTGTTCTTTTCTTGGAGTTGGTTCCATAGACTCCCAGTGAGACGATGAATCTCCAGCCATCCTGCCGCCCAGTCCTGCTGATTCTCTGTCCCAGATTTTTTTGTTGAATCGGAAAGCTCTGCGTTCGTGTGATTTGAATCCATTGTGTCCAACGTCCTTATCGTTTGCCATCGTTTCGATCAGTTTTTTACGGAAGAAATCTACGTCTATATCCAACCAATGAATATAGCTTTCGAGTCCTTCTCCCCATAAGAAATCATGCGCTGTCATTGCGTCCCATTGCATTGCAACAGGGCTTTTGAATGGTTCCAAGCAAGCGTCTTTTACAGCAAGCGTAATGACACTTGCAATCAGCATATGCTCTGGAATCCAATGACTAGGGTGGTCGTCTGTTTCAATCATCTTCTCTCTACCTTTCCATCTGGATCAATGGGTATGAACTGAGTCATGTCAATGTTGCCATCCGGTATCTCGTAGCTGCCGAAAGTGTCACCGCAGCCGATACAGATTCTGCGTCTCCAAGTAAAACCGTATCGTGTGTCCATGCGGGTTTCTTTGACATCGCTGCCTGTTCCTTTCGGACAGTTGCAATCTGGACTATCAAGACGTTTCATTCTTCTCCTTCAGTTCTGCTATCGCTTTCCACGCCGGTCGCCACACCTCGCAATCCTTGCATCCCGGATCGCCGCAGTCTGGCTCTGCGCCTTCGACCAAACCTTCGATGATCGCTACTAACTGCGAGACGATCCAATCATGCTCTGTTACCGTCATTGTTGGGATTCCGTCGATGATGCGGGTGAATTTGGGTTTCATACCCACCCCATCAATTTAAACGCCACATCAGTCGGCACGGTCGCCGTGATGTACGCCCGCCGGAGCGGGCAGAAGTAATGGATTGTCATCTCTCACTCTTCTCAAAATCATTGCATCGGCGCTTCCAGCCGTAGTCACCCACCACTGCATGAGTCGTGGTCCGTGGTACATAAAACCTCGGCCTATGCCCTGCCTTGCATGGACGCTTGTACGTCGCCAAGGTCTCAGAGAAGTGCTTGCATTCGTCGCAGTAAACTGCCTTCATCTCTCACCTCTGCTTAAAACCAAGACGCCGGATGCCGAGTTCGATCAGCATTGCTGCGTCCTCAAGACTGTTCTGGCTGCTGCTCATGGCTGTCTGCCACTCGCCACCGATACGCTTGCCGACCAGACCGACCGTGACGATCTCACCGGCCTTGGCGTCCTCCAGCCACTGCTCCAGCATTGCAATCGCGTCGGAGTTGTCGGGCGTAGTGGCTTTGATAAATGGTTTGATGTTGTCGGTCATCTCTCACCCCTTGCCTTTTTAAGCGCCGCTCTTGCTCGTGTAAACGTCGCATCAAGCTGATTCCATCCCGCACCGTCCGCAGCATCGACGATTTCCTTCAGCGCCTCGACGATCTGAGCGCAAGCCTCTCGCTCCCTCTCCACCGCCTTCCTGACCGCAACACACGCAGGACGTTGACACTCGTCGTTGCAGGTATGGATGCCGTCAAAGAGCATCTGCTGCTGGATGAGCGCGAAGAACTTCAACACCCACTCTTCACCCCACGGCGATGCAAAGATCGCTTTGTCATGCGGATGACACGCCTGCCGCGCTAGTTTTAGGATGCCGTCTCGTGTCATCTCAATCCCCCAGCAAGTTTCCGATGTTGGTCTTGTAAGTCGGTTCCACTAGCACTTTGATCTCAGGCGGGATCTTCGGCAGTGGATACCAGCCCACATACCATCGGTCCTTTCCGTCCCACCATCCTGTCGAGGCAATCCCGGCTTTGTTCAGCAGCA